GGGGTCCCTTTTCAAGGATCCCCGCCCAGCGCTGGGTACAACTCCTCCAGGGGTTGTATTTCCATACAGGATGAGATAGTGAGGTTCAGCCCATGTCCGTCAAGACGTTTAATCGTCTGCCACTTCCGTGGCCTCCATCGTACTATGACAATGTCCTACAAGGACAGAGTTATTGTGCGATGGGTGGCGGTAGCATGGTGAGCTTTAACCACGACCTCGATCTCCTGGGAACAGGAGATCAAGGAGGCCCTTGGTTGTGCGAGCAGAGTATTTATAAGTACTCTTTCGGACATCACCAAGAAGCCGACCCTACTTTGGGTTATCGTGGTCCTACATTGCCTTGGCCGGATATTGGTATCGGCCTCCCCGGATTCGGGGGTGCACCAGATGACAGTTACTACTGGCAATTCGGTGCAAAAGCAATCAGAGCTACTGAACCTTCCGACCCTATCTTCTCGGCCTCAACCTTTCTGGGAGAGACCTTACAAGATGGGCTGCCGAAGATGGCAGGGCACGAAACATGGAAGGATCAAACCCTCCGTGCCAAACAAGCTGGTGGTGAGTATCTCAACTACCAGTTTGGATGGGTGCCGTTTGTGTCTGATCTCCGCTCGTTTGCCAAAGCGGTGAGCTCGTCTTCTCAGGTGGTTTCCACTATGAGGAGTCAAGCAAATTCTAAGATCAGACGACATCTCAAGTTGAAGCACGATAGTAAATACGACACCGCTTATGCGGACGCATTTATCGCGACCCCAGGGTCGTGGTCTATCGGCTCAACTCCCACGTACGCGACTTCCTCTTTTACAGAGGACATGTGGTTCGACGGTTGTTTCCGTTGGTACCTGCCCCTAGATAACTCTATGGGGAGTCGCTTCAAGAGGTACCGTGCTTATGCACGCAAACTCTACGGGGTAGAACTTACTCCCGAAGTAGTTTGGAATATCTCTCCGTGGTCCTGGGCCGTCGACTGGGCAGCTGATGTTGGCACTTTAATGCACAACACCAGCGCGCTCGGCCATGACGGTCTGGTTTTGCAGTATGGCTATGTCATGCATTCTCAGGTTAGTGAATTGGCTATTCACGCTCCTGAGATCGGTGCATGGCGGTCGTCATCCATTTCTCGAAAGAGAAGGGTGCCTGCAAACCCATATGGTTTCGGCGTTTCATCTGACGGTCTAACAAGTCGTCAGATAGCCATCTTGGCAGCTCTAGGGTTAGCCCGAAAAGATGCCACGAGAATAAGCGGATAGGGCGAAAAGAATCCTATCCGTGACATCCCATGACTCAGTGATACTGGGTCTATACCGAAGGAGCATGCCTCAATGGCATTTGCCGATCCGCAGTCTGTCACTATTAGTGGCTCTGCTATCTCCCTGCCGCGTACTTCTAGCGGCCAGAACTCTGGCGCGTTCACGTCTAACGACGGCCTCACCAAGTTGTCGGTTTCCGACAGCTATGGGGGGCGAACGCGTCGAGTTCTGCGCCTTGACTCTCAGAAGGTAGCTGCTGATCCGCTTCTCAGCGGTGTCAACAACTCCTACAACATGTCAGCTTACCTGGTGGTTAACACCCCCAAGGTTGGCTACACTGTTGCTGAGGCCAAGGCTGTGGTCGATGCACTCGTCGCATATCTTGCGGCGAGTTCAGGGGCCCGCGTTACCCAGCTTCTGGGTGGCGAGAACTGACTGATTGAGGGGATCTCCTTCATTCAGATTCAACAATTTCAACCTGTTTGAAGGAGTCTCTCATGGGGTACACTTCGTACCTGTCGGATTCACATTCCTTACATACCATTGTCTGGTGTGATAGGATTGATGACCTTCACATGGTCGTCTGTGAAGCCGATCACTCAGTTTCCACTGCGACCGATCCTAATCAGATCGATTGCACTTCGAACAAGCGTCTGCTGGAGATAGTACTTGAACAAAAGTACCTCTACCAAAGCGGTCTGCTTGGTGCGAAGGGTGACAGAGTGGAGTTCGGATCCAAGTGGCATGATGACCACTGGGATTACCGAGCTACACTGCGGATTTGAGGCCAAGGAACTCGAGCCCACTTGAAAGTGAGCCCTGTTGAAAAGCCTCGTTCTGCTCTGGAGGGTCATGGCCGACGAACTGGCCATGACATGCTGTACTAGCGCGACTCTCGACTATAAAAAGCTCGAGAGGCGAGTCGAACAGGAAGGTGTATCGTTTTTGACGATCACTCTTCCATCCTTTGGAAAAGACTTCGAAAGATGTCTTGACCAAGGTTTTGTTGACGCCTACGCCTTCCCTGGTTTTGCTAGGAAGGGCGGTCTCCCTCTATTTCTAGGGGGTTTCCTACGTCACGTGTTCGACTCAAGTGGTGTCATTCTGGCTGATGTTTCCGGGGAAACCCGGGATCTCCTCATCGATTCCATCTTTGCTGTGAGGCAGCTTTCAGGCCTCTACGCAAAGATTGAGCTTCCGTGCAGTGATGAACGGATAACTCACGCGATGAAGGGATACATCAGTTGTGAACAGGAACTGCAAGAGAAGAGTAGTACTATTTCTGAGGAAAGTCTTAATGACTTCCGCAGAATTTCTTCTCTGGTCTTTCCTCGGGTTCTCTCTCACATGGATAATCTTATCTATGCTGGGAGGCTCCGGGGAAAGCACGGACCGGGTGCGACTGCTGACGGCCTTACCGGAAACGGCAAGTTCGACCAGCACGAGTGGCCTTCGCGTTTAGAAAAGGTGTTCCCTGCTAGGGAACATCTTATCGCGAACTGGTCTCACCAAGACCAGTTGGACCGTGTACAGCTCCTTGAACCTGATGCGGAGCGACCCGTAAAGGTCATCTCCGTGCCTAAGACGCTCAAAACCCCTCGGATCATTGCGGTCGAGCCAACCTGTATGCAGTATATGCAGCAGGCCATGCTCGAGCCACTGGTCGAGGTCCTGGAACCTGAGTCTCCTGCTCTCAAAAAGGGCAGAGACCTGGGTTCCTACTTCTTGGGATTTCGGCACCAGGACCCAAACAGGGACTTGGCACTCCGAGCTTCCAAGGAAGGAGATCTGGCGACGCTCGATCTGAGCGAAGCTTCCGATCGTGTTTTGAACAAGCTTGTGCTGGCGCTTTTGCATCGTAATCCTCTTTTCTCAGAGGCGGTGCAAGCAACGCGCTCTTCACAGGCTCGTGTACTTGTCAAGAACGAGGAGATTATTCTCGATCTTGTCAAGTTCGCATCTATGGGTTCTGCACTCACTTTTCCGATCGAGGCGATGATTTTCCTTGTCGTCGTCCTGATTGGGATCGAAAAGAGTGCCAGGATGCCACTCACCCACAAGAAGGTGAAATCTCTTGTGGGTTCACTGCGCATCTACGGGGACGATATCATTGTCCCTGTAGATTATGTACCAGCCGTGATAGCATCACTTGAATCTTTTGGATTCAAAGTGAATAGCAACAAGTCATTCTGGACTGGGAAGTTCAGAGAGTCTTGTGGAGGAGAATACTACGATGGAGTTGACGTAACACCTGTCAAGTTCAGACGAGTATTCCCCACATCACGGCGCTGCGTTGAGGAGCTGATTTCTCTAGTGGAATTCCGGAACCACGTATACTACCGTGGGCTTTGGAAAACCGCTAGGTATCTCGACGAGAAAATTGGGAAGAATCTCCCCTACTTTCCGATTGTCGATGATGCATCAGCTGCGCTAGGTCGTAGTTCATTTCTCCAGATCTTGCCGGAGAAGATCAACCACGGCGATGTGCAAGGGCCCGTTGTAAAGGCCTTTGTACCTCGCTCCCGACCACCATCTTCCAAGGTGAGTGGAGACGGAGCCTTGCTCAAGTTCTTCCTAAAGCGGGGTAACACCCCGTCAGAAGAAGGGCACCTCGAGCGCAGTGGACGTCCGAAGTCGTCTAGCTTGAAACTTCGGTGGGTGAGCCCCCATAACATTGGGGTCTCCTGGTTGCCATTTGAAGAAATCCGGAAGTGACAGAGTTCTTCAGCATATCGCGCTCCCGTTACTACATCACTTTCATGTAGCGCGGAGTTTGCGGCTGGAGATGAATGCTCGAAGGAATCGAGCGGCTCTTAGCTTTCGGTCTTGGCAATCAGTACCATGCGGG